CGGTTATCCCGTAAAGGTGGTTCCTTTAATGGTTCCTGTACAGAGTTTGCGTTTACCATTTGAACCTCTATAATACATGGTGACTTTACTAGTTTGGTTCAATATTGCTTCTGTAATGACCTTTAAACAATCGGGATCTAAATCCAAACGGGGAAGGACCAAAGGTAACAATCTTTAAATGATAGCTCGGCTAAAGCTGACATGGCAAGTTTCATGTTGAGTGCTATCAAAGTTAGATCCGTCTAAAGAAAAAAATGAATGATCCTTGATATCAAAATGTGCTTACCTAAATTCTGTAGTAAGCTTGGCTGCTAGGTCTTCATTATTCAACCCATGAACAAATTAAGGGTATAGTTACTTGACCAAGTAAAGCAAATTTTAATTCACCAAACCTAAGCTAGCTTTCATATCATTATCTGGATTATAAATGTCCCGAGACTTCATTACTGAGGCTTATCCATAACAATATTCATTCATTTTTTAGAATACTTTATAGTGACAAGATAAGCGTTTCTTCGTCATAAACTATTACCAACCATGAGCATAGGATTTTCATTTGTTACTTTTGACTGTCTAAAGATAATCCTCGATTTACATAACAGGAAAGTTAGGATCCAAATTCTTCAAACGTCTATCAAGATCTTCGAGTATCAGTTTATTTGCTTCAGCTAAGATTTTTTTGTCAGGAAGCGCTTTAGTTCCCAAATGGCGCTAAAGAAGAGCAAGAGCCGTGTGGTGATCTGACTAAGTAGTGTTCTTTTGTTAAGTGTCCATAGAGTAGTGAGAATTTAACTAACGGGTAATAATCCGCTTATCACTTTTTGCTGTATTGGCATCTAAGTATCCAAGAAAATCATTCACAGGACCTTTGAATTCTAAGCCTTCCGTGGTGTAGAATTTAAAGTCATGAGCATTCTTATTAAGAGTAACATTTTAAACTGGTGGTAATTTTATCTCACCCTATTCTAAAACCGATTATTTATCAACATGCATATCTAAAACTAACGGTCTTCCGTTTACATTCTCTATAATAACATTAGGACCTTTACCGTCATAATCAGGTAAGAGCTATTAAGTTTATACTGACAAACAATTCATAGCTGCATATATATATGCTGGTGAGTGCACTTTATAGGCATAATGATTGTCAACTTGGTTAAAAAATCGTTCTAGCTAAACAGCTCGAGAAGGCTTGAGGAAAAAGAAAAACCAGCCAAAACAGGACGTGGGGGCTTCAGTTCTGACGAAGATGTCAAC